ATGAAGCTTTAAATCAAACTTTATCTTCTTTGATTAATAAAACTTTTGTAAATTTAACTAAAGTAGGTTCTGATCTTGGAAAAGTATCTTTTGGGCCAAGTATAGAAAATTTATTAAATTTATTAAACAAAGGATTAGAAAATATTGATGTAGATGGCGGTGGTATTGGAAACAAAATTGCCAAAGGTATATTTGAGCAAATTGGGGCGTTTGTTTCTGGTCCTGGAATAGTTTTGCTTACTGCGGTTGTTGCTAAATTAGTATTTAATCTAGGAAAATTTGCTGCACAATCATTACAAGTTCTTTTGAGTTTAAATACAAAATCTGAAGAAAGAGCAGCAATACAAGCAAAAATAAATCAAGTTTTATCTCAAGAACCTGCTCTTGTTCAAGCAATTTATAATAAAGAAATAACTGTTTTAGATGTTGAAAATAAAATTCTTGCAATTATAAGACAGCAAACTTTAGAAAGACAAAAAGCCGCTTCATTATCAACTACTTTAACTACTGGGTTAGTTGGAAAAGGATTATCTGCTAAAGGTGGAGTATTAAAAGCAAAGAGTGCAGGATTTATTCCTAATTTTGCTAGTTCAGAAATTTTAGGAGCATTAGCTGGTGGATATGACCCTGGATATGTTCGTAAAATGAACATTCCTGGAGAAGGTTCTGTGACTTATAATTCAGCAGAAAAAGTTAAAAAATTTCCTGGAATGGATCAACCAGCAATTATGCCTCCTCAAGGTAGTAAAGCTGGAAAAAATTATCAAAGTCAATTCGATTCAGTATATGGATTTAATCCATACGCAAGCTCTGGTTTTATACCAAATTTCTCAACAATATCTCCAGCTGTACAAGCAGCAATAAATAAAGCTTTATCCAAAGGAGATACAAGATCATTATCAAATGTAACATTTACTAGTCGTTTAACACCAAGCGAATTAATAGCTGTAAATTCAACTAAACAAACGATATTAGGGGGTAGACCTTCTACTCAAAATCCAACTAAAATAACTAAACCTTTTAATGCAGAAAGTTTAGGAGTTTTATCTTTAAGAGGCAAAAGCGGTGATGTGCCTACCTCTACTTCGTTAGCTACGTTACCAATGTTTTCTAATGCAGTTAAAGCCGACCCATCTATAGGTTCAAACATGGTTCGATTTGACAAGGTACAAGTTAGGTCATTAGATGCTTTAGACAAGCAAAAACCCAACGAGTTTATTAGATTATTAACAGAGCAAATTTTACCACCTTTAGCTAATGTGGCAACACAGTTTATGGGTAGTGCATTAGGAAATCAAGGAGATGGAGTAAATGAAGTGCTTGGAAAAATTAAAAATGGTAAAAGCTTCTTACCTCCAGGAGCTATAGGAGATCTTTTTGAAACAGTAGTAAAAATTGCTACAAAAAATCCAGGAAAATTTATACAATCTGTAGATGACGATTTCAGAAGACCTTTCGATTTTGAAGAAGCTGGAGCAGCAAGCGGACAATTTAAATCAAGATTTGGATTTAAATCCAACTTAATTAAAGCTGATGCAAAATTAACCTCTGATTCTACAGCAATTAGATCTATAATTAAAAAAGCTTACAATTCTAATATACCTGGTCTCCCATTTACAGAATTATTAAATGGTAAAATTCAAAAAACTTCTTCTAGAAAAAGTAAATCTAAAGGTTTTATACCTAACTTTTCAGCACTAAATGATTCTATAAATAGAGAAGTTATGGCTGGAACATCTCCATCTAGAGTAAGAATTGGTAAAGACCAAAGGTTGACTTCTGCTTCGAATCCACTTGGTTTGGGGGTTTATAATACAAAAGATGAGCCTCTTGGTTTGGGTCAAGGAGTATCTAGGGCTGGTAGCAAAGCTAAAACTTCAGGGGCTGCAAATAGTTTTGTGCCTAATTTTGCCTTAGCTGGGGGAGTTTTATTTGCTATTCGGACCGCAGCAGCAGTAGCATTTTCGATTGGTATAGACAAACTAATAACAGTTATTAACTCTAAAATTGAAAGCGAAAAAACTAAACGAGTTGTATCAACTGTGGGTCAGGCGGCGAGTTTTGGCGTAGGAGCTGCTGCTACGGGAGGAGCAAAATTTGCAGGAGCGGTTGCTCTGTCAACTTTAATACCAGGATTGGTAAGCGCACTAGGAACTACAGATCAAACAATTCAAGATTTAATTGTTGCTTCTGAAGAAAATAAAGATAAAATTGAAGAGTTTAATTCTGCTTTTTCTTCTTACAGTTCAAATTTAGAAAAATTAAAAGACGAAAATATTTCTTTGGGAGAAAAACAAAAAATTCTCTCGCAAAATAATGAACAATTATCGAAAATACTTCTTAATACTCCAGATAATCTTAGAGAAAATCTTGCGAATACATTATCTACTGGAGATTTTGAAAAAATTGCAGAAGCATTAAGTCAAGTTCAGACTGCTTTGCAGGTACAAAGCGCAAACACACAAAACTTGGCGAACATACTTCAAATTACTTCTGATAAAAAAGTAACTCCAACAGAATCCAGCAAGCTAACTTCTTCTATATTAAGTGTGCAAAATGAGAGAGGGATGTCTTTGTCTGGCTCAGTAATGAGTAACCCTAAGATACTTGAAAATTTTCAAAAAAATTTAAATGAAAGCTTAGGGAGTGAAGGTATAAACGTATCAAACAGAGATCTTACAGATGCTGTAGAAAAAAGATTTGGATACAGAACTAACATGGATGGGGATAGAGCTTATGCTAAGTCGACAAACTACCCCAACATGGTTTTGCAGAAACAAGAAATAGATCAAAAAGAATTAAATCGATTAAAGAGCATTGTTGCACCAGACGTATTTAAACAAAAACAAAAAGAATTTGAAGAAAAAAGTCAAAATATAGTAATCAATTCAATTGAGCAGCTTTTTAAAGATGCAGAAATTAATCCAAGCGTTATAGATTCTATAATACAACCATTAAGAGGTCTTCCATTTGATGAAACAAGTGAGCAAGCGCAAGCTGTAAATCAAGCTTTAGGTCTACTTGGTCTTACTGTTAAAAAGACAGATAAAGGACTTGAAGTACTGCTTAAATATACGAAGGAAGATCTTTTAAGAAGAGCAGGACTTGCGGGTGATGTTTCTTCAAATCCAGCTTCAGCCGACGCTTTCCGAAAAAATATAGACGTAAAATCTCTACAAGAATACAGCAAAGAAGTTTTAGATAAAGACATGAGCTTAAATGCCAATCGTATTGCTACAACAAGAGTTTTAGACGCTCAACAACAAATATATTCATCTATATTAAATGAAACAGAACGAAGAAAAGTTAACGCTAAATTCATAGAGCAAACAAACAATTTGCACAAAAAAGGCGTTATAGATTTAGATAAATTTATTCTAGCTGTTCAAGGTGGTCAAGAAGAACTCGTAGCTTTAAATCAAAGAGCGCGAGGTTTAATGTTTGCTGAAGATTTTAAAGGAGCAAGACAAGCTGGAAGAGAAAAAAGAATATTAGGTGGAGAAACAAAACTAGAAGATATTCCAGCTGCATTTTTTGATGAATTTGATTTTAGAACAGAAGATTCATATAGACAAGCTCAACTTGGAGCAGCAGAGACAGCACGAACAATTAAAAGTGAATTTAATAATGCCTTTTTATCTTTTGCTAATGGAACAGAAACCGCTAGTGACGCTTTTACAAAAATGGCTCTCAATATAAGTGATAAAATACAACAATTAGCATTAGAATTTGCAACAAATCAAATTTTTGGTTCACTAGGTAGCACTAGTGGAATCGGTGGTGCAATCGGAGATTTTTTAAGCGGTCTATCCAAATCAAAGGGCGGAATCATAAAAGGTTATTCGTCTGGTGGTAATGTAACTGGTGGATCAGGCACAAAGGATGATGTTCCAGCTATGTTAAGTGGTGGAGAATATGTTATAAGAAAAAGTGCAGTTAAAAAATATGGTCCAGAATATTTACAAATGCTAAATGAAGGAAAAGTTGGAAAACACTTTTTTGGTGGAGTTATGATGAATATAGGTATGGCAGCACTTGCTCAAAACGCAAAAACAAACCCAGGATCTGCTTCTATGCTTAAGGGTATAGCTCCAGCGTTTGGCTTCCCTATAGGTCAAAAATCTATGATGGGTACAAGCCAACAATCTATGAAAGTAGCCCCTGGACAATCAGGACGAGTAAACCCGCGCGAATACGAAAAATTTGCTGGTGGAGGAGAAGTAGGATTTTTAGGAAAAAATTTCTATAAATATAATGATCCTCTTTACCCAACTGGTGGAGAATCTGTAATAAGTGAAAATCTAAGTCTTCTAGCTACTTTAGATGAAGATAATCCTCAAAATGCAATAAGAAAAGAAAGAGAAACGACTTTATTTAATTATTTAATATATTTAAAAGATTTAAAGGAGAGAAATGAAGAAGCTTATAAAGAAAACCAAAGATTAAACAAAGAAATCAGAGATAATTATAATAGTCAACAAAAGCAGAAGCAAACAGGAGCGCTTGTAGGATTTGGTTTAGGAGTAGCGGGTGCTTTTGCTCCAGGATTTATCCCTGGTGGCAAAGACTCTTTCTTTGATAAATCTTCTACTCCAAACATGCGCTTGCGTCAACCGTATGGTGGCTTTGATCGGAATTATCCGCCTGATGCAAGAGGAAGATTAAAATTAGGTAAGGCTAACGGAGGACAAATTAAAAAATTTGCAGCAGGAGGATCAAGTGTAGATGATGTACCCGCCTTACTTATGGCTGGAGAATTTGTAATAAAAAAAGATATGGTAAACATGTATGGTAAGCAATTTTTTGATGATCTCAATAGGGGGAGAATTAAAAAATTTGCTGAAGGAGGTCCTGTTGGAAATTTATCTTCTTCTCCCTCTTCAGTTCCAGAATCAAATACTTCAGCCTACTCGCCTGTAAATAACATTAATATAACTGTTAATGTAGCAAAAGAACAATCACAAGTCGTATCTCAAAATCAAAACAGTTCGGGATCAGAAGAGGATGGAAAAGAAGAAACAGTTAAAAATAAAGACCTTGCAGAAAAAATAAAAGGTCAAGTAATTCGAGTGCTTACAGAGCAACAAAGGCCTGGTGGAATGCTGAGCAGCAGTGTATATAAGAAAAGATAAAATTAAATTATAAATTTTGCAGAAAAATTTATTAAATCTTTTTCAGATAAAATTTGATTTTTTTGTAAATTTTCATTTAAAGATAAAAAGTTTTTTAATTTTTCTAACGAATATTTATACTCAAAAAGAAAAGTAATATATTCTCTATCGTTTAAAAGAGTTTTGTATTTTTCTATATATTTTAAATTTGCGCTCGATTCAACATAAAATTTTTCTTTTTCAAAAAAATTCGTAATAAATTCTACGTACAGGAAACATTCTGTTTCATTTTCTTTAATTTCTAAAATTTTAACGTCTTTAATATTTCTAGATTGAAAATAATCTAAATCCATATTAATATCTACATATTTAGTTTGACTTTGATTATAGTATCCAAGATAATCTTTTTCTATGTTATAACTATTATCTATTACGTCATCAGAATTTATATCTTCTGATAGACAAATCATTTTATCTTTGAGATTTTTATTCAAAATTGGATAATAATTCTCAAAATTAACATCTCCAATCTGTATTTTATCAATAGAACTACTTAAACTTTCTTCGTTAAATAGGTATAAATAATTTTGAAAAAACACTAATGTTTCGTAATTTATTGATTGTTTATATATTTTTCCAATATTTATAATTTGTTTTTCAAAATTTTCTGTTAAAAAAACGTTTATATCTTCTTCTTTTTCTCTATCTTTTAGAAATTTATACATTTCTGATTGCCATTTTTTTAGAGGTAAAATTTTAATATTTATATTCTCTGATATTTCGACTATATTAGATTCTATAAAAGGAACGGTAAGTAAGGTAGTAAAATTATTATTATCTAACCATTTTGAGGCAACATTTTCAATAAATAGATTTTTAAGTTGAAGATTTTTTTCTACATGATTAGATAAGGTTGATAATATTAAATATGAATAGATTCCTTTTGATTCTAGGTATTCTTTATTTGACAACATTTTTATACTTAAAAAGTCATCACTTCTATATATTTTATTAAATAAAATATTTTTATCTATGTCTTCTAACATTTCATATTCAACATCTAAATTAAAATGCTGTTTGTCCTGATTATCGTATAGTACACTAAAGTTTATATTTTTATAGAAACCAATTTTTTTATTATTTTCTTTGTATTTATTAAAATTATTTTCAAAAAGATAGTCAAAACTTGAATTAACTTTATTCCTATCCTCACTCCGATTATATTTAAGTTTTTTAGAGTTACTTTCTGAAGAAAAAGTTTTGTTATTATCGATCACATGATTATTTAAATTTAAAAACCTATCAATAATTAAATCTTTATCTTTCAGAGTCACGCTAAAAGACGGAGGAATACTACTTTTTGATAAAGTACCCAAAGAGTTTAATATGGTCTTCCATTCAAGTTTTATATTAATATTGTTATTTTTCATTTTATTATAATAAATTTACTCCAGATATCGTGACGCTATCTAGTGGGGCTTGGTTTATGAAATTAAACTTCTTTTCTACGTAACTAGATCTCTCATTCAAGAAATTTGAAGCATATACTCTAAAGGAATATACACCCGTATAAAGTGGGGTAACAAACGGAGGTATGGTGCCATTTTCCCAGTTTGTGCCATTTAATCCATTTTGTAATACTTCCGTAAGCGAGAGGGTCTTTTCTAAAAATTGATTGTCTATTCCATCTCCATCAAAATTACCAGATTTTACATATACGGTATATAGAGAAACATATTCTGTATCTCCTGTTGGTAAAATTTGATATATAATACTGTTTATCCCACTTTGATTTTGTTGATAAGGGATGCTTGGACTACCTGTTGGAGCGTAATTATTGCCAGCGTATCCTGATTTAGGTAGATCTCTAAATAAACCAGTTAAAAATAAGTTTGGTAGTGGGGGTATTTCTGGTTTTATTGGTTTATCTATTAGAGTAGCTGAATTATCAATGTTAAAATATTTTTGTTCATTATACATCAGCGCAGAAATACTAAAGTTGTTGTTTTCATTTTCTTTAATCGATAAAACTCTGTATTTTTGAGGTTTATCTAAAAATGGCTCTAGGTAATATCCTGGATAAACGCCTAATGATGGATTATTAATCTCGGATCGAGCATTTAAAACTCCATTAAAACTTGATTGATTAATTTCTATAATCCAATTAGTATTATTTATTAGATTATAATTAATTGAATCTAAGGGTTGTGGCAAGTTTAATCTTATGTAATCTTTATAAATTCCAGACCCACTTGTTAAAAAGCTCGATGGATTATTTATATTTATGTCTTGAATATGAGGGCGCTTTATAAATTCACTGTTAATACCGCTTATCCCATCAGATTTAATATCTGAAAATCCTGTAGAGTATAGATTTGCTAGGTCCGTACCCATTTGTAAATTATAAGTAGGAGTTATAATTTGAAATTTAAAAGATTCATTAATCCCAGTTAAAATATTTAAATTATATTGATTATAATCTAAATCTAAAACAGCGTGATTTGCGCTTAACTCTAATGTCCTACCTGCGTATATTTTGTTTCTTCTATTTTGATCATATACAGAGATTACATCTCCAGGTTTTATATAATACCCTTCGAGTCCTACTCTGAAATCTACCATTTCTGTATCTTCATTATCAGTAACTAACAACCATTTGCCTATTCTTCTTGCTTGAGTTTTGGATGTGCATCCAAATGCGCTAATTTCTTTCTCTCTTATTCCATGTTTTAATATCCCTTGTCTGTCTTCAACATATTCGATTGCGGGTTTGTAATTATCATTCTTATCATTATACCTTACTAATACCGTGGTACTTCTTGCTCTCCTTGAAGCGTCTGAATAAATAAATTCGCCGCCTACTACATTACTATTATTAAAAATATATATTGGTTTTTTTGGAGAATCTTGCGATGTTAATATTTGGCCAGCTGAATAGTATATAATACCGCGAAAAATACTAGCCATATCGTTTAAAATTTTGTAAGCTTCTTCTCTGGTGTTTATATACAAATTACAAGTAAATCTTGGCTCTAAGCCTCCGATTCCATTTGATACGAGTTCATCGCAATATTTAGAAATTTCATATAAAGTCCATTTGTCCGTAAGATCTTTATCGATATATTTTCCAAGACCATATCTATTGTTTGTGATCATATCATAAAAGCACCAAGCTGGATTGTCTGTCCAAGCTAATTTAAATTTTCCATTCCAGGCGCCATCATACGTTTTTGTAATAGGATTATAGTTTATAGGAATCTTTACTTTTAGTAAACGAAGATTATAAGATCTCTCTGGAATTGCACTAAAATATCTTGCGTCAAATCTAGAATATATTATTGCACAGCCTGGATGAACAAATCGATCAGAATATATTTCTGATATAGAATCTATTTGTGTCGTTGTTTGAAGTGTGCTTCCTCCGCCTTCTAGAGTATTTTTTGTTAGTGTAATCGCCCAACCAATTTGATTTTCAAATAAAGTAAAGTTTGGAAAATTTTCTGCGTATGGTCTCAAATTTATATGATATGTAAATACATTCGGAGAAGATTGGACTTTTCCCTCTACATAAACTAAATCATTAGAATAAGCCGAAGAGGTATGCGGAGAATATTTAGAAGTATCTAATGCCACTAAAGTATTGTCATTTAAAACTCTAAAAATTTGGATCTCTACTTCTACATCTTGATATTCTACATCCCCTGCGGTTTCTGTTCCGTCTAAAATTTGTTCAAATAAAGCCAAAACTTTTATATTTACTTCTATTGAACTTAAGTCTGTGTTGTATATATAATATGTTTTGGGATACCTTATCTTTGTGTCTGTATTTGAGAGATATGCTCCATACAATCTCTCTCCAATCGATCTTGTCGTGGTTGTTTCTAAAGGAATTTTAAATTTATCAACTTGCGAACCGTAATAATTGTATCTATCTTCGTATAAATACATTTTAGGATTAAATATTGTATGTTCGTTATTATTTTCTCCATACGTATATCTATAATTAACATATTGAAAATTAGAAAATCCTTTGATATCCGCTACAGGAGTATTATTCCAATATATTGATGGAGATTCTAAACTAGAATTTAAGTTAGAAAATGGCGTAAAAGTTGCACTTGAATAACCTATACTTCCAGTTGTTTTATTTTCAAATCCGTAGGAATACTGCCCTGTGACAAAACCTTCAATAGGACCCTCGCAGACAAGGTCTGCGGTAGCGATAGTATTGACCGATGTAAAGGCTCTTTGATTGTTTACAGTGGCGGTGGCAGGTGGATATTCTACAAAAATTGTTTTTAAATTTGGAGAACTTGGAGATATCGCTGATGCTGTAAATCCTGGTCCATCGTTTCCACCATTTTCTTGAAATTTGAATATATCTGCATCGTTTAATGTCCTTATAGTCGTCCAATATGCATCAAATCCGCTTGGTCCATAACCATAGCCTCTGGTTTTCGAGGTAGAATACGGTATGCTTGAAGTATCTCCCCCTTGAAATGAAAATGCTAATGCACCCGGTCTATCTTGAGCGGTGCTTTCTGGAAAGTTATAGCCACAGTAAGTAAACCCTATATTAAATGTATTTAATACATTTCTAAAACCTTCTGCATATTTATTAGGGCTATTTGCCATAAAGATTATATTTCCGTGGTGCTAGGGGCTTGATTTATTAAGAACCCTCTGTTATTAAAAACATATGCTGGAGTTGCGTATAGAGATACTTGTTTTGTGGTTGAATTGACACTTGATTTTGATGCATTTACATTATAACTAAAATTACTCATAATATTATGTCCACCAACTATAAGTTCACCGTATCCAACTGGGACTGGCCCACCTTCCCCAACAGTATTGTTGGGACCGTTAAATAGATAAGAACTTGGCCCACCAGCACTACCGTCTATAGCATCGGCTTGTTGAGCAGTAAAAGGTACGTTTGGAGGAGGTTTAGATAGTAATGAACTTACTCCAGCAGCAACCAAACCGATTCCAGCAAATAAGAGTCCAGGTACAGCAAAAGCTAAGACAGGAGCAACAAAAGGTATAAATATTGCCGCTGCAATCGAAACAGCACCCAAAAAAATTCCGGCTGCCTTTGACCAAAAATCGCTGCCAATAATCTCTGGTATAATATCTATTGTGTCTACTTTTTCTGATATGTCTAAGAAAAATTCTGAATTTTTAAAGTCTTCAATAGTTTCAAATTTAGGTACTTCATTAAATAAGTTTTCTTTATTAATTAGAATTTGGTATTCAAAGTCTTCTTTATTTTCTAAAAGAAAATTTCTCAATTTACCTGTGTTTGCCTCTATTGCTCTAAGAGCTTCAGAAACGCTCAAAACATCTAAATCCCAAAATTCTCCAACTTCTTGACCTAATTTACCATGAATATTTACTTTAATCATATATTTCTCCTGGATAATAAAAATTAAATTCATCCAAACCAACACAATATAATATAAAAGGTATTAAAATTGCATTAGAAGTTTGTATATCTAATTTAGAAAAATTTTTAATTTGACTTGGATGACTATGATAGATATATTGTATTTTTTTATATTTACTTTTTACTTTTAAAAAATCCAGTGCATCAATTTTAAAAGTTTCTTTAGGCTCAAAAGATATATTTTTTACTGGGATACATAAATTTTTATTGTTATTTTCTATGACAAATCCGCATGTCTCATTGGGTAAATCTATAAAAGATTTATTTTTTATAAAATTGAGTATATCGTTGCTTATCATGACGGTTTTCCTGCAGCAGGAAATCCACCGAAAGGTAAATACCCATTTAAGTAATTACCTTGATAATCTTTGGGAATACCATGCGCTTGTTCAGATATTGGGTTTTCTGCTCCAGGCCTTCTAGGAAAATAAACTGGAGTTCCATTTATTCCCGTTAACCATTGAGAATTAACTTCGTTTACGGTATATTGTACTGCTCCAGGTTTTGCTGCATAGATTGTTGAGTTTGCTCTTTGTTGAGCAAAGATTCTACTAATTGTTTGATCGTAAGTTTCTCCATTTCTATCCGTGGGCCAAATTACAGGTTTAAATGCTGGGTTTTTTAACCATCTTAGTCTGCAAGAATTTATATTTTTTGCACATGTATCTGAAACCCAATAGTTAGTGTTTGGTGGGTAATTAAACTCGTCTGCATAATGATTATTAATACAAACAAAATAATATTTTAACTTACTTTTTTCAATAAAAACAAAATCTCCAGAAACGTAATTAGCGGTATTTTGCCAGACTCCAGAATTACCTAACCCGCCAGTAATTCTGGCTGCAGCTGATACTGCAGCTGGCCCTTCAGAAAAAATACCTCCAATAAATAATTGGTCATTTTCTGTTGCTACTGGAGGTGCAGATTGTAAACCGCGAATTGTAGCGTAATTATTTTCAATACCAGCGTAACAGCCACTATGTTTTTCTGTTAGTCTTGAATTGTATTCATAGCAACAATTTTCTCCTCTGTATTGAAAGTTACATTTTTTTGCTAGTATCGTCCTAGCTGGAAGAACTACGTTTTCTATGTCGAGTATAGAAGCTAATTGATACTCTACCATGACTTTATTTTCTATAGTTTTTCTGTCTATATAATAGATTTCTTTTGGTAGCTCAACTTCATATATGCTAGATTGAGTATTGAATATATTCGTTCCTCCTTGAAAATTTTCACCTTTTAGATATTTAACAAAAGTTTTTATTCTCGTGAACTTTGCCCCGACTATATCACCTAAAGATTCAATTTGCATTCTGATATATTTATAAAAAGAGTTTAAAGATTTATCTGGACTAAAGTTACCCATGGCAAGCCTGGGCGTTGGAAGAGTGCCTGCGCTTGTATAATCAAATCCATCTGCTACTATTGGAAATGGATAATAAAAATTATTTTTCCATTTTATCGCAGCGGATGGGTTATTGCTAATGTTGTATAAGAAATATTCATTATATAGCCTTAATACTCCTCCATTCAACGGCTGCTCTCCCGTATTAATAAAATTTTTTAAATTTGGCGATATTTCTGAAAGATCTATCTCATAGAAATTTATTGGTGTTGATGGTGTTAAAGAAGTGAGGTTTGAATTTATATCTTTGGTGCCACTTACGATTAAATTGTATATCTGAGAAGATGTGCTCATATTTATTAAACAGGTACCTCTAGAAGGGTAGTTTGAATAGTGTACATATCATACGATATATATGAAGCTGTCCAATTTATAGAAACATATCTTGTGTCAATTTTATCATTTGATTTTTTATATATAGTTGGAGGATTATAAATAAAAGCCTCTACACCTACTCTTTCTTTTAAAAAATGCAAGATTGAAACTGTTTCATTTTCAGATCTGCCTTCAAAGTTTAAAGTAAATTTTGCAAGAGCTGAGTTTATTCCGTCAGAAATTCTTTGTTGATAACCATTCCCAAATTGAGAAACTGTAATTTGAGGACTAATTTCTATCGATGCATTATATGATGGTTTCCACCAAAAATTAGGGACTAAAATTCCGTTCAAAGAAATATATCCCTCCCAATGAACTTGGAGATTTGCAAGGGTTATTGGGTTATTAGAAGCATTAGAATCTTTAATTGAATAATAGAAACGATTATCACTACCTTTCACAATATCATACTTTTTATAAGTAGTTGCATTGCTCCAGTTAGAAACTGTATCGTGAATACTTGCCATATACCTTTTACCTCCAATAATTTACACTTAAAATATAGTGTAATCATGTTTAATGTTTAACGTATATTCTGTAGAAAATCAAAACTTTTATTTAAATAACTCTCTTGTTTCTGGAATTGAAGACTTGAGTATATCTTACGGTAATAATATTAATCCTTATCTATCTATAGATAGCAATGATATCAATTACTCTGTTTCGGCTCCAATTATAGCTAATTTAGATTTAAATTATATTTTGAGCTCGAATGACCCTTTTATATCCTACACAGGTAATAATTCCTTCTCCGGAAAAATCGAGTACGGGAACAAATTTTTTACATTTTCTAGCGGGTATTTGAATAATTATTCCATAGAATATAGATTAAACGAATACCCAAAAGTCAACGTAAGAACTTTATTGTTAGGAGAATTAGGAAACACTTCTGGAATTTTTAACTTTAATCCAAAACCAATAAATAATTTTAATATAGGTGATAGTTGCTACGTTGACCTAAATTTAAATGAAGCCAACTTTAATAGGTTAGAATCGTTCGGATTAAATATAGATATAAATAGGATTCCAATCTACACTATTGGTAATTATTTACCAGACTCTGTTATCATTAAATATCCTATAAATATAAGTTTAAATTTTGAATTTTCAATGAGTGATTATGATCAAGAAAAAGTCACGAATATATTTAATAATTTGAATCAAAGAAACTTAACCCTATCATTTAAAAAATATCAAACAAACGAGTCTTTATTGACTTTTAATCTATCTAATTTGATAAATTCAAGCACTCAATTAAAATACAGCTTAAATGACGATGCCAAGTTGACCCTATTTTTAAATACATATATACTAAGTGGAATTTAAATTTTAGAAATTTTAAACATTTATATATATAATATGGTATATGACATTCGAAAAACTATTAAACTCACCAGTATTTTTTACTGATTTTATCAAGAACGATGAGCTATTCAATTCGTTAAAAAATAAATTTCCAGAAATTCTAGCCGATTTAACAAGCTCAAGAGAAAATCCTAACTGCTCTTGCAAGGGAAGAGTAAGAAATTACTTAAGAAGCAAATTTGCTACTGAAAAAGAATATTTTGATAGTATTCTTAATCTAGAAGAGATTAAAAAAATTATAGAAGAAAAAAAAGAAGACATTGAAAATCTTGTTGTAGACCGTCAAACTGAAGTAGCCTATCCTGGTACGTTTGGAGCTAACAGCGGAAAAATATTTAAAATTGGAAAGACTGAAGAAGATTGGAATAATCTTTTTAAAAGGTTATTACGTGAGAGATTTTTTTTCAGATCTTTTTCTATAATAGAAAAAGAAGATCAATTAATTGTTTATTTTATTTAAATGCTTTACGAATTTTTAATTTACCTTTCTGTTTGTCTAGGGGTAGCCTACGCTTGGAACGATACAGAAGTCACTATACCTTTCCGTAACTTTATAGCAAAAATTCCATATATTCGTAAACCTCTTCTTTGTCATGAATGTAGTAGTTTTTGGATATCTTTTGGTATTAGTTTTTTTATTAATCCATTTTTTGAATTAACTTATCCATTTTTAAGCAACATATTTAGCGCTTTTTGTGGATTTTTTATTAATCTTTATTTTGTTAGAAATCAGTTAATAAAATATAAAGAATATTAATCTTTTATTTTTTTAATTCTGTCTATTAACTCAAATAGCTTGACTTTTGGTATGTCTGATATGGAAGATAGTTTATCTGCATTTTCAAATTGATCTTTTATTAGCCTTTTCTTAAGGGCTTCAAAATTAATTCCTTTTTCTTTCATTGTTTTTTCTAATACAGCTTGCGGAGAAGTTGGACTTTCGTTTGATTGAAAAGAGAAATCAAAAAGTTTCGCTTCCCCTAGTTCTTCTTGAGATACAATATTAATTTTTAGAAAATTTCGCACGCACCTAACAAAAGCCCTATTCTCTGCAATTGCCGCCAAGAAGAATTTAGCGAAGCTCTTGGTATTATTTACTGTAGCATCAGCTAACGATTCAAATACTATCTCTCTGCCGCCTGTTTCATAATTCGGTAGCCAAGTTATTCTACAGCTTGTGGCGAAATATGTATCGTTTGCAGATACAACATTATACTCTACTTTAGAATATCCTCTGATTTGAGCAAGTTCTTTTATCCCACCTAATAGTATAAGAAGATCTTTATCTTCTAGCTTGGATACATCTGTTTCTTGGGTTTTTTGTCTATTATTAACAAGATATTCTGTTTTTACCATTTTACGCCAATTGATCGTTCCATCATCATTATAAATGTAATTTATATTTGCATCTTCAATTAAGCCATATTTGTTTCTTGTTATTATTTTTGGTGGCACGACTTGAATGGGTAAGTCTTTATTCTCTTGTTGCGATTGTATTGGCATATTAAAAAGTTCAGAACTGCCTACTGAAATTGTATTTTCTTCTACTTTAATTTTAGGGCTCATTTAAGAATGATACCCTATATTAAACTTTAAGTCAACTTAAAAATATAAAAATTATCAACTTCTTTCCAAAAATCAGGATGATCCACTACTTTATCGCCTGTTCCATTTAACCAATCATATTTTGATCTAAACCGACCTTTTGAAGTATGCAGTATTCTAGAAGAATTATAGTAAAGATCATCAACCTCTTTTATGTTAGTGTCTTGTTTGCTCTTATGGTTTTTGTTTATAATTAAGTTATAATCCATATAATTTAATTTATACTTACTGAGCTCCTCGTCCTTCAAGAAAGAGAGTAATACATAGTTTATTGAATTATTCTTTAACGTTTTAACAAAGTTTAAATCATTATCATGATCTATAATGTAAATTAATTGGATAATATTGCTTTTGTACTTTTTAAGTATATCTTTTTTAATAGGTTTATCTGTGAAAATTATGGATTTTTTAATTAATAAGACTTTTTCAAGAGCTTTTTCATTAAAAAGATAGTCCATTCTTATAATAGGATTTTCTATTGGAATTGAATTCACATCCATCTCATCGTCTAGTATAACTTCAAAACTCCTATTGTTAAAATCTGGTCCAATATGTATAGTTTCTGGTAATTTAGAATGGCTTATATTTAATAAATCTAAAATCCCTTTAGCAATTTCTTCTGGTTTTATAGTATCTATTGATTTGGGGCTTTCTACTTGAGAATATGATGGCTTTTTATTTCCAATTTTTTCGTACCCCTTTAGTAGGATATGTTTGTCTTTATTTCCAAAATGAGGACCAGCAACGTCTGGGTTACTTATACTGTAAATTGAAACTATGGGCTTATCAAAATAAGAAGCTAAATGAACAGAAAGACTATCCGCGCCGAAGTGTAAAATACTATTTTCAATAACATAAGCCAATTGATTTAGCGTCGTTTGACCAACAATATTAATTGTTCCATTTAAAACTTTTTCGTCTTTTATACCAACTTGTAATATATGAATATTTTCTTTTAATAAGGGGGCATGAATCAATCCAATTACTTCTTGCCAATAAGAGTAATTTCTAGAGTCATAAGGAGTTTGAGCTTGAAAAGTTATATACTTTTCTAAGGGCAAAGGAAAAAATTTAGTATAGATAAAAGGTTTGTCAATTTTTGAACCAGTATTGGTTGCATATGTATCTAAAAGCCTCATTCTTTTATTGTATATTATTTGAGTTCAAAATCTATTTTATCTAAGCCATTGTGAAGATAATTTAAATTTCTTTGAGTGCAGGTATAAGGTAAATAAGCGATATCAAAGTATCCATCGTGTTGACTATTTCCTTCTAACCAAATTAAATTATCCATAATAGGATTATACTCTATCCATCTGTGAACATAAGGGTTACCGTCTAGTATGTCTTTATACTGCGGTTTTGTAGCCACATACAAGCTATAGTCTGGATATCTATTTTTAATAGATTTAAATAAAGCAGTACTTAAGAATATGTCTCCTGCGCTCTCTGGCATAACATATATAACTCTACCTTTATCTTTTTCATCAAGTAAATCTTCAAATTTTACTTGTTTTTTATTTTCATTTTCTTTCAAGGCGACGTTCCTAAAATAATTTTCTATATCTTGTCTTTTTGTTCCTTTAGATAATTCTTGCATCCAATATTTGTGCCCAGAATCATTACCATCGATATTTTTCATTTTTAAAATGTTATGGTACAACTGAATCAGCCAGATCTCGTTATCTGCAATCTCTGGCATTTGATAATAAGGATCTTTTTTGTCTTCTGGATTTTCTTTTATCTTTTCCCAGTCAGCAAAGGGTTGAGAATCAATAAAGTCTTCTAGAATTTTGCCTATGTTTTTTACTGCAAAATTATTAATTGTCCATTCTCTAGCTTTTTTACCTAACTCTCTTCTTTTGTGCTCAGGCATTTTATATACAATATTAATTTGTTTAGCTATAGATTCTGGAGTTGTAGAAGCTTTAATAAATTCTGTTCCGTGTTCTCTATATTCGGTCCATTCTAAAGCTAATGAAGCTGCTTCTGGCTCACACATCTCTTCTCCACAAGAATAATTGGTAACTAACGTGATTAATTCTGTTAATTTTGCTTCTTGAATGGGTATCTCTTGACCTCCGCTTGTAAAAGGATGGCAGTATGTATCCATGAAATTGTATACCTCATTTAATTGAGATTCTGTTATTCCTAATCCTACATTTGTCGTTGTCTGACTCTTTTCTGCTCCACAATATTTACAGTTTAAATCTTGACCAATAAAGGGTTTAATTTCGTATTGACCACAGTTTTTACATATATATGTCGTCAATATTTCTTGAGGATTTACTCCAATTTCTGAAGCTAACTTATGTATATTCCAACCTTCGCCCCAATGTGTATGAAACAATAAATAAGTATTCTCGATTCCTGGATTTTCTTTTTTCCATAAAGCGTAACCTTGCAAAAGATTAGGAACACTTTTTCTTAACTGATTTCTAAACACGAATCCGATAATAAAAGCATTTTCTGGAAGATTATTATTTTTGCGAAGTTCTTTTCTCTCAAAATCTGATAATCTATAAAAATCTTTATCTTCTAAGCATCCGTGTACTGTTTTTATATGACTATAACCAAGTTTATGCAGAGCTTTTGTTGCAAAATTACTCCAGATCCAATAGTTTTTGATCTTAGTTGCATTTGTAATAGCAGATTGAAGTATAGGCAAGGAATCTAATGTCGTCCAAATAACAGAACTAATTTTAGAAAACCATTTTTTTTCAATTGCAAAATCGACCCCCCAAATATCTTGTACAGCAAAATAGACATCTGGTTTTTCTTCATTAATTACTCTATCTATAAAATGAGCCCCATAGCTAGCCATTCTTGCCAAGTTTGGATCTCTATTGAGTTGATCTAATTCTTGTTGATTATTAGGAAGTGAACCTACAGATTTCCATGGGGTTTTTTTTAGCTCTGGATGATCATAAGTCATACCACAGGAGTAGTGAGTTATGTCATACTTATCTGTGGAATACAGGTACTTTAGTAAAGCTCTAGAGTTTCTACCGAAACCAGTTTTCGCTAAAGAAAAATCACTTTGAAATAAAATCTTTTTTCTTTTCACGATTACCAAAGTTCGCTATCTTCTTGTGGGTTATTGATCGTTTCTTTTGTTGAGTTTTTAGCTTTCTTTATCGCTTCAATTCTTTGGGTTTCAAAAACAGAATTTAAAGAATAGCTTAAAAACTCTCTTAAAAGTCTAGCTTCGTTAAAGTAAAAACCAATTAAATAAGACTGTTTGTTTTCTATATTTTGCTTATCTTCTTTATGAACACTATAAGAAAAACCGACTTGTTTTTCTTCCCTAATATAAGGAGACAACTTAATCTTAGTAATTTGTTTTTCTGAGTTATGATAAGCAGAAAACTCTGTATTTCTTTCTATTGAGTCAAGAATTCCAGCTGCTTCTGTTAATGAAAATTTGATTTTAACGCTTTTATTTGGACTATTTTGATTTTCTGAAAATGAACCTATTTTTTTTGATTCATTCCAAGAGCTTTGTTTTATGAGTGAGCCCCATACAGAGTTATCTTTTGAATTTACGCTAAAACTACAAGCTGTGCCTGTATTTTTACTATTTGGTTTATAGAATGATATCATATTCCTTTATCTTACTACTTATATTTTAAAATGTCAATTATTTTTATCTATCTTTTTTAAATCATTTAATTTCATATAAATCTCATGGTCTTGAATAGCTATTAAATCACCAAATATACAATCATCCCTTTTAGAGCCTTTGACTATTACGATGTTTCCTTCTTCAAAATTCCTATCGTTTAATAATTTATTAGTTTCAATATTATCATTGAATATTAATACGCTAATTGTGCTTGTTTCATCTGATATCTTTAATCTAACATACCTTGTCTTTTTTGCATTTTTAGATATCCCAGAGAATACTTCTTCTATCTGGCCTACCAAAGCCACTTTAGAGTTTACTGGTTCGTCTAATATATCAGATACATATTTAAGATTTTCTCTTTTCTCTGCAAAGATGTCTTTAAGGTTTTTATTGTAAGTATAACCTAGAAGCTTCTTTTCATAATACCAATTCGCAAAACTTTCACTTTTATTATTTTGTTCATATATACTCAAATATGGAGTATATTTTTCTTTAATAGTACTCAATCTATTGTCTTTAATAACCACTTTATTTTTCTCGTCAGTGAATTTATTGAGATGTTTAATGATTTTAATTAGATCATAATCAAATTTATCTGCAAACGATATAGCGTATTTCTTTTCTTTAGAAGTTAGCATATTCCATAATTGAACTTCTAATACTATTTTACTTCTTGATTGATTAAAACCGCTAAGCGCACCAGCTTGAATTAATGCAGATAATGCTCCAATATTTAATCCAGCTTCTTCTGCTGCTTCGAATATTTCGAATTTATTAGAATATTTATTTCTAAAGCTATTCAATTTTTCTATTGATTTATCGCTAATGCCTTTGATTGACAATAGACCGAATCTAATATCTTTATCCTCAATTGAGAAGTCCATTTCTGACTTGATAATATGAGGAGGAAGAAGCTTAATACCGAAATTATGCATTTCTTTTTGAATCTTAGATATTTCGCCAATCGGATCTGGTTCATTTCTGCTCATCTTTAATAATGATAAAAAGAATTGTTGAGGATAATTAAACTTAAGATAAATTGTAATTGCTGCGAGTCCAGCATAAGCTATTGAATGTGATTTATTAAAACTATAATTCGCAGAGTCTTCAAGAATCTTCCATAGGATTTCACTAACTTCTTTTGGAATTTTATTTTGCTTGCATTTTTGATCAATCTTTTGTTGCCAAGCTTTGATCTCTTCAGTTTTCTTTTTGCCAACGATTCTTCTTAATATTTCGGCTTCATCTAAAGTAAAGCCAATCTTATTAGCCATTTTCATTAGTTGCTCTTGATATAAAGCAACGCCACCAGTTTCTTTTAAGATTTCATCAAAAAATGGATGAATACTTTCTGATTGTTGATAGTTCGTATGCGCTGCATATTTATCTACGAATTGTAGTGCTCCAGGTCTAGCTAAAGCAAGGACACCGCTTAACTCTTCTAAATTTTTTGGTTTAACTTTTTGGCACACCCTAAAATTAGTTTCTGCTTCAATTTGAAATAAACCATGCGGAGATTTTAAATCTTGTAAATTCCTATAAATAGATTCATGATTCAAATCTATATCTTCTATTTTTATATTAATGCTCTTGCAAACATTATCTACAACAGAAACGCTTCTTAAGCCAAGAATATCTAACTTTATATTAAAAACACTTGCCCAATTCATATCAAAACTAGATACAACCTCTTTATCTGAAGAAAATTCTGTTGGACATATAGTTTCTAGATCATAATAAGAAAGTAATACTCCAGAAGGATGAACCCCTTTATTCTTGATCAAGTCTCTTAATTTAAGCGCAATCTGATATGCTTCTTTATTTTGGTCGCACCATTCTTTGAATTGTTCTACTTCTTGATAGGCTTCCGAGATATCCTTAACTTGTCCATAAGTTTTAGGGATCAAAGAAGAGATCATAGTCATTTCTTGCTCTGGTTTTTCAGCGATGATTTTACCACATTCTTTAATAAGCAATTTCCCACTTAAGCTATTAAAGGTTAATATCTTGCTGGTTTTGCCTTTGAATTTGTTCTCTAAATATTGGAGTACTTTTTGACGATTATAATAACAAATATCTAAATCTACGTCACACATCAAACTGCCATCTAGATACGTTACTCCATCAATAACCTGCTTTTTAGCACGAATCTTGGATATAAATCTTTCGAAAT